CTTAAAAGCATCGTAAGATAATCATTCCTGCATTGAACCTACCATTAGGCACAGTGCTAACTGCTTTCACAGTCTTAAAGTATTTTCTAGCTGCGGGCTTGCTGCCCATTACTTCTTTCAATTGCTCACCGGGCTTGCGTAGAGTTTTCATCTCACTCTGTACAGTGTCGATTCCTAGAATCGTATTGCCCTTAACTGAAAAAGTCTTGCTAAGATCATCAGCAACATAGTGATGTAGCTTTCGTTTAGCAGTATCATAGACCCAAGCTTCACTGGCAGTTAGCAGTTTAGCGGGATGAATGCTAACTAGATCGATTTTGTTAGCAGGGTCTTTAAACTCTTTCAAGTACTTGAGTTTAGCAACTTGCTTTTCGGGCGGGACAGCTTTACGCTTACGAGGCGCTTTAGTAGCTTTTTTGTTGCTGATATAGCTATTGATGTTGCCTAGCATTGCCTCAATAAACTTGATCGTGTTCTTGACCTGAGTTTTAGTAAGATGGCCGTATGCCTGAACTAGTTGAGAATCTGTTCCCGCCAACACTTCTTCATATTCTGCTAGCTTGCGTTTCCAAGCATCGATGACGATACTGATATGTTGGGGAAGCACATTGTATTTTGTAAGAAAGCCCACAGCATCGGCTGATGCATTTGCCTTGCTACCGGCTTGAATAAAGTCATCCATAGCGCCTTCAAGCTCGCCGCCTGCTTCGCGGGCCCGCTCGCGCATAATTTCTTGCACATTGGGACGATTAGAACTAGTTTCTTCTTTGACTTGCTTTTTGCCACTGATTCTAGATTCTACTGCTGCCTGGGGCTTAGTCACAGTTTCAATGAGTCGGGTTACTTCGGCTTCGATTCGGGCACTTTCTTGCTCAGTGAGTTCAAGTCCGCGCAGCGACATTCTAGCCAGCCAAGCGTAAGTGCTTACAAAGGAAGCATCATCAACTTTGGCCATAGCCTTGGCTTCTTGTGTCTTGCCAGTCATGTCCAAAAACTGAATCATTAGTTCTTTTGCGTCTTTGCGGCCAAAGAACCTGCTGTACCATGAAAATGATTTCGTCAGTACGCCAAGTCGAACCTCATCTTGGGGCTGTTCGGGAAAGTAAGGTTCGTTACCCAAATACCCAGTATCGGTATCTTTTGGATTAAGTGCCTTGACTAGTGAGTTATGATCTGAACTGACACGAGTGCGGGCAGTGGGTTTACGGGTAGCAGCTTTACGAACCATTTGTAACTCCAAAATAGTAATTTTGAAACGCTATTATAGCATCATCTTTAATTTATGTCAACCTTTATTTAACATTGAGATTTTACGATAAATAAAACATAAGAATCTAAAACTATGCCAAAATTATCACTTTATAGACCAGTCAAGTCCAATGACTATCGTTTTTTTGATAAAACCATTTATCAACAATTTACTGTGGGCGGGACTGATTTATACATTCACAAGTATTTGGGCCCAACACCTCAAGGTCCTTCTAACGATGCTACTCAGCCTCAATACGATATACTTAGCCCTACTAATATACAAGATTTACTATTTTTAGAGAATAGAGATCGGACATATGACAGTAGCATTATTAGATTGCGTGGGCACTACAATGTACAGAATCTAGACTTTGATCTAAGTCAGTTTGGATTATTTTTAAACAACGATATCATTTTTATCACTGTTCACTATAACAATATGATTGATTTAGTGGGTAGAAAACTAATTGTAGGTGATGTACTAGAACTACCCCATCTGCTAGATTATAATCCACTAGACGAAACTATCCCTGTAGCCTTACGAAGATTTTATCAAATTACAGATGGTAATTTTGCTAGCGAAGGGTTTAGTCAAACTTGGTACCCTCATTTATGGCGTATTAAGTGTGAGCCCCTAGTAAACACTGAAGAATTTAGTCAGATATTAAATGAGCCCATTAACCAAGACAACTATCTTGGATTATGGGACAAAGATAAACCGTATCCTGAAGGGTATGTGATTTCATATGGTGGTACGAACTATATTTCTAAAAAACCAGTTCCACCTGGCGTTAATCCGCCTGATCCTGAATATTGGGAGGTTGATACGAATCGAAATCTTGCAGATATTATTTCTACTTATAACAAGAACATTGCAATCAATAATGCGGCTCTTGAGGAAGCTAGAAGATTATTACCACTTAGTGGGTATGATAATCAAAATCTTTATGTTGTACCTACATATGGGGTAGGATCAGGTAAACTTGATCAACCTGCACCACCTACTAATTTAGTTGTGCCGTTTGGTTCGCCGGCTGTGGGTAGAGTAGCTATGATTACTACACCGGGTTATACAAGACCTAGTCCTGTTATCAGAATACCCAAAGCAGCAGCAAAAAGCATTTGGGATATGACGGTAGACGCTGATATAACTTCTATTGCTGATTACTCTACACTAACGCTAGAGTCGCTAGTATTACCAGCTACCGTAACAGAAACCGGGTCAGGTGCAGTATCAGGTACTGGTGTAGTTGCTATACGAAGTATGGGCTTGATAACTGGTCCATATGGTACTGCGGACAATACTTATTCAACAGCAGACCAAAACCCAGAACTACCAGGATTTACCGACACCATTGAGCCTTGGATGGACTTTAGAGCAGATTGCGATCCTAGATTCCAATTCATTGCCAGATCAACACCAAGAAGCTTTGGTTATTCATATGGTTATTTAACTGGAACGCAAGAAGCACCAAATGGCGTACCCACTGGCGTCGGGATAGCTTTCCCACAGAGTCCCAAGATTGGGGATTACTTCTTACGAATCGATTATTTACCTCAAATTCTGTATCGTTGGAATGGCGACTTATGGATTAGAATTTCTTCTAATGTTAGAACAGGCACTGGATTCACTGACGAAGATAAATCACTACGATCTACATTCATAAATAATAGCAATACATTTATGAGTACCACTGGGGCGGTAATACCAGAAAAACAAAATCTGTCTACTATATTAACCATTGCCCCAGACAATCTTCCACCCAGACCTTAAAGGATAAAAATTGGCACAATTTTTCTATGATCAACAAATCCGCAGATTCTTAATACAATTCGCAAAAATTTTCTCTATGTGGCAAGTGACTAAGGGAAAAGATCCTGCCGGTAATCCAATATTGATGCGTGTACCTATTATGTATGGGGATAGTAGCCGCCAAGCAGCAACAATCATTGCTAATAATAGTGCTAGTAATCTGCCCAGTGCCCCTTTACTAACTTATTATATTAGTGGTCTAGAGTATGATCAGCGTAGAACACAAGATCCAACCTTTGTAGATAAGATAAATGTTAGGCAGCGTGCTTATAATAGTGACACACAATCATATGAACAGGTGCAAGGGCAAGCATTTAATGTAGAGCGTTTGATGCCGGTTCCATATACTCTAAGAATCAACTTAGAATTATGGACTACTAATATCAACCAAAAATTAGAATTCGTAGAACAATTGGGTACACTATTTAACCCCTCACTAGAGATACAAAGCACTGATAATTTTATTGATTGGACTTCTCTATCAGTAGTATATCAAGATGGTATAACTTGGACTTCCCGTAGTATACCACAAGGATCAGGCAATCCAATAGATGTTTTCAGTTGGAAGTTTTACATGCCTATATGGATTAGCACTCCTGCTAAACTTAAAAAGTTTGGTGTTATTGAAAAAATTATTGCATCTATCTTTAAAGGACATGCTCTTACTGATATACAAGATGATGATTTATTATTGGGTACTCGTCAAAAAATAACACCATATGGTTACAATTTATTGTTGGTCGGCAATACGCTACAATTATTGCCCGGCAATCAAAATTTTGATCCTTCTAATTTAGATACTACATTACCAAATATGCCTGATACTGACTTATATTGGTCAGCACTGTTAAATGTATATGGTGTGATTAGACCAGGTATTAGTCAAATTTGGTTGCAAAATCCCTACATGGATACTGAAATTGTAGGTACTATTGCACTTGATCCACTTGATGATAGATTGTTAATTTACAACATTGACACTGATACACTACCACAAAATACTCTTCAACCTATTACTAGCATTATCAATCCTTTAGTAGCAGGACCTAATGCAGGATTACCAGGACCTACAAATGGCAGAAGGTATTTGATAGTAGAGTCAATTGGATCGCCAGGTAGTCCCACAGTAGCTTGGGGTAATTTAGTAGCTAATGCAAACGATATTATAGAATTTCAAACTTCTGAGGGTGGATGGTTTGTTAGCTTTGATTCTACTCAAGACACTGCTATTCAATATGTTACCAATTTAACTACTAATTTACAGTATAGATATACAGATGGTGTTTGGATGAAGTCATATGAAGGATGGTATTCTCAGGGAGATTATTCTATCGTCATTTGATTTTAGATAAATGTTAGTATGAACATAATTTCCGCAGGAGTCTTTTTTTACTCTATAGATAATAAAAGATATCTTTACTTACTTAGAACCGATAACAAGCATTCCCCAAACTGGGGTATTCCTGGTGGCAAAATAGAAAGTGATGAAACTTTACTTGAAGGTATAGAGCGTGAGTGTTTAGAAGAAATAGGATTTTTTCCTGAGCGAGCTAAATTAGTTCCTATACAAAAATTCGTCAATAATTCATTTGTTTATCACACATTTTTCTGTGAAGTTGATCGTGAATTTATCCCCACTCTTAATGATGAACACACCGGTTATGCTTGGGTAAAAGAAAATCAGTATCCTAAACCATT